GGCCTTCATACCAATCACCAAGAGCTGGTGGAGCAGTTGGAGTTGTTGCAGTGTGAGTTCGATCTTGATCATGCGGCGGGAGCTTCGACAACGGGAGCCTCTGGCGCAACAACCTTCTCCACCTCAGGAGCAGGAGGAACCGGCAACCACGGCAGCGGAGGAGCGATGACCGGAGGGTTGATCTGGTCAGCGATCTGCGCGAAGACGTTGGCTTCGATGGCGGTCTTGTCCACGCCATTCGACCAGCACCACTCAAGCACCTGCTGCTCGGTCAGATCAGGATACGGCGTGAACGACCCGCTCGGCGCAGCGAACGACGCGCTGCCGTAGCAGGTGCCGCTGTAGGTCTTTGCGTCGTCGCCGGTGCCGATGGTTTCGGTGCCGTTGCAACGCCAGTCGGCGGTGATTACGACATCGGTGAGAGAGCCTTCAGTCGGTTTAACGAGAAGGCGTTCGATGAGCCAAGAGATGGTCATGGTATTTTGAATTAGGCGTTGGCGATGGTGGTGACGGTGCCGGAAGAGCCACGGTATTTCAGCGCACCGGCTTCGACGTAGAGTTGACCGCCAGTGACGTTTGCAGTCGGAGCGGTTCCGTTGGCAATCTGAATGGTCTTCGCAGCGGTGGTTCCGGCGGTGGCAAGACCCACCAGCAAATTCCCCGACGCATCCAGCGTCATGGCTTGGGTGAAGGTGATGGCGTTGCCAGCGGTGCCGGAGGGGGCGGTGTACCATTGATGCTGACCAGTTCCTAGCGCGTAAGCATAACGTCCAGAGAAGAAACTTGTTTTGTAAATCCAGCTTGAACCGTTGTAGTAAGCGTTGCCGACTACTCCAACGTCCGCAGCAGATCCGGCGAACGATCCGGCAGCACCAACATCGATTACTTTAACTCCAGTTCCACTCCACGCACTCGGCGTAACCCCCACGCCGACGTTGCCGGCGCTATCAACAGTGAGTCTTGCCGTCGGGCTTCCACCGTTTGCGGCTGTACAAAGACTCAGGAATCCAGCCGAATTTCCGCTGGTTGAATTCTCTTTTCCACCGGTGATTCCAGCAAAGTTGCTGAAATTGGTCGATCCAATGTAATAACCGGAAAACAGAATTCCAGTTCGAGGCTGAGAAGTAGCAGCGGTTCCGGTGTTTCGGATCAGCGTGTTGAAATACAAGTCGCCATCATTTCCGCCAGTCGCACCGACATTGAATCCACTCACTGGACTCATACCCACGCCCAGCCCCGTGGAGTTCAGGGTCATGGCGGTGCCAGCGACTCCGCCGACTTCGGACCAAGTAGCCACGCCGTCTGCGGCGATGCGGTATCGCTCGGTCAAAGATCCAGAACCTGATCTGGTGAGGAACGCGAGGTTTCCGCTGTCGCTCAAAGACGGATTTCCAATGCGATCAATAGCGGCGTTAGTTACTCCGTTTACATTAACAAACGAAAAACGAGTGTTGATGGTTCCGCTGCTTGTGAAATCAATGTCAATTAAACCTGCTGCAACGTTTGTGATTGTTGTGGTTTGTGAACCAGAACCAACACCAACAGTGAGTTTGCCGTATGCGCTCGAAGTTCCAACAAGCACCCGATTGTTCGTCGTGTCCACCTTCAACACGTTAGTATCCACCGTCAGATCGCCGGTGATGGTGGCGGAGGCGAGGGTGGCGGTGCCGCCGGAACCTAGGATTTGGTTCACGGTCACCTTCTTCGTGGTGCCGCTTGCCGCCATTGATGTGTCGGTAAGATCGACCATCGGGATGGGGAAGGTTGCTGGGATAATCGGATTAGCTCCGATCGCCGTCAGTGCTGTGATTTTCGTATCTGGCATATCAGTTAACTGTTAGAATGAATCTTCCAAGGTCTTCGGTTGTTACTCCAATAGGACTTGTACCACCCTCAAGCGTCATTACATCATAAGTGCCTTCTGACGCTACGAGATATACAACAGGGTCTCCGGGGTCAAACTCCAGAACAATTGGCTCCAGAGAGTGGTCTGTGACAAGAACTCGACGCTCGACCGGCGGATCAATCGGGGTGACATTCCCACCGGATCCGCTGGACGTTAATCTTGTTCCGAGAGCGAGTGTCACGGCTTAAGAGTTGATCACTCCATTGAAAGCGACCACCTGACCACTCGAAATCTGGAAGCTGTCGATCGGTCCAGGAAGCGTGATACCAGCGGGGATAGTGGCCGACGACCAACTGCCGCTGATGTTCTTGCCGGTGATCGAGGTGAAGGTGGTCGGAGCAATCGTGGTGACCGCAACGAATGGGCCAGTGGTCAACGTGGTAACGAGGACGAGCTTGAACCCGCCGTTACCCATCGAATACTCAGTGGCCAGATTTGAATTTGCGCTCATATATCCCAGATCTTGCGAATTTGATTCTTGCTGAAAGTGCTTTCAAAGCGGGAGCCCTGCCGGTCTTCCATCCGGCTGAATCCCTTCTTCACATGGTCCTTGAGTTCGGCCTCGCGGGCAAAACCGGTGACCCCGAAGCGGGCCACCGGCTGTCTGCTCCAACGCTTGCCATCAAGGACAATGGAATCAGTACCCATCGGAGCGATATGCTCGATGGACTTGCCATTGCTCTCGAAGGTGTAGATCGGCATATCAGGATTCCATCTCGCTGTCGTACTCGGCGACCATGTCGCGCATACCCTTCTCGTCCATAGGGCCTTCCATCTCCATGCCCTTATCCTTCTTAGACTCGTACTCGGCGGGCATACCGTTCACACTGCGGATCTCAACGTAAGCCTCGCCGTTTTCGAGCTTCTTGAGAACACCGCGAACTTCCTCTAGGACAACTTCATCACCAACTTCGGGCATGGCTTGTTGGCCATCCTCCATGTCGGTGGAAAGAGCCTCGACCGGAATAGAAATCATGGGCGCATTGTTGTCAGCCTCATCACATCCGCAAGCGGAATGAGAAGGGGCACCACCGATTGCTCGATGATGCCCCTTTGGGCTAACGGCAATCACCATGATGGTGGCCGTCTTGGGTCGCATATTACAGCGTGGTATTGGTCTTAGTGCGATGCACCAAGTACCAAGCCGGATTCAGGTTCGCAGGAGCAGCACCACTGGTGTTACCAGCGGCCAAACGCAGAGCGGCGAAGAACAGCTTCACACCAACGGTGACGAGCTGGTTCAACGGATCGCTCTTGTCGGGGGTATCAGTGATCACGATCTTCGGAGACAACGGATCATCACCGGTCAGGGCGGGGATACCGAACGCTTCCTGACCCAGGAAGAACGAAGCGATGATGTCAGAAGTATCGGTCAAACCACCACCACCAGCGGGGTTATAAACGAACTGCTGGCCAGCGGTCGTGATGTTGCCTTGGCTGATGAACGAGTTGGTCTGAACAACCACGCGGCAACCGTAGATGGAACCCACTTCGCCCTTGTAGAACGGCACACCCTTGTTGCCGTAGTTGGAGGCGTTCAACCAGTCGGTATCGCGCATCAAATCACGAGAAACGCGAGGGTCGGTCGCGAGGATATATCCACCGTTCACCATCGGAGCGCGGTTGCGCTTCAGGCGGGTCATGGAATCGAGGACACCAGCAGCACTCATCGTGGTGTTGGTCGAGGTATTGTCATCGCTAAGAGCGGTGTAGGTCTGGTTTCCGGCTCCCAGCGTGGCGGGGTTACCGTACACGTTGATACCACCGGAACTGGCAGCGGTATTACAAGCGTCCGTGTTATCGAACGTCGGGGATGCGATGGAGCCGCCTTCAGGGCCGCTACCGATGGAACCGTTGCTCAAGGCAAGGTTGGAACCGATCAGGGTGTTACGAATCACCGAGTCAACCCAGAGGGCCATGTCCAGACCGGAGGTCTTGGTGGACTGCTGCAAGCTGTTGAACAGGTCCGTGGCGCGGAGGATGTCGCTCAGACCAATGACCTGACCATACTGGGTCAGAGCCTTGTCGAGCTTCAGGAGCTGGAGCTGACGATAGCTCGCAACCGTAGGAGCAATACCTTCGTTGGCGTAAGCGGTGGGGGCAGCAAGGGTCTGAACGCCAGCGATGCTCGGAGGGCCGAAGCGGAACATGCTGATCGCACGGTTACCGTTGTTCTTCGGAATCGGAGCCTTCATGGCGAACTGATCAAGAATCGTCTCCTGCTGGACGATCGAGAGCAGCTCCTTGCTGAAGTAGTTCTGGAACTGGTTGGTTAACGTAGTAGAGGTTGTAACTGGCATATTTGAGTTGTGGTTGTGCTATCAGTTGCCTTCCCGGTCGAACTCCCTCGACGCTCGCATGAGCGCATCCCTTTGCTCCTTCATGGATAGACGGGAGAAATCCTTCTCCTCGGTCTTGAGTTGTCCTGCCGGAACGCTTTTCCCAATAGCGGTCTTCTGCTGGAGCTTACTGAGCTGTTCTTTCAGAGCCTTATTCTCGGACTCAAGCGACTGAGATCGACCCGCAGTATCTTGGAGCTTCATCAGTTCAACCGCATGGACAAGTCCATCGGGCATCGCAGTGAGGAACGGAACCCGCTGCAACAATTCAACCGTGCGCTTGTACTCAGGACTGGACTGATCCTTGAGCCAGACTTCCTTCTCAGAGAGTCGGCCATAGTTCTCAGCCCATGACTTGTTGAAACGCTCCTGCTGAACCTGCTGCTGCTTGGCACCCGCCGCTTTACGGACTCCATCAGCCTTGGCTCGCGCTGCCTTGGCCAACTGGGTATCACCATCCGCATCGAACTCCTTGGCCGCAGCCTCGTAATCCTCCGCAGTGTATCCCTTGTCGTCCCGGAACGAATTGGACTCGGCAGCCGTGGATTGCTCCCGCTGCTTGCTCCACTCTTCCCGCTCACGCTTCACCGCCTCGCGCTCAGCCTTGATAGCCTCCTTCTCGGCGTTGATCTGCTCCCAAGACTTAGCCTTACGCTGTTGCTCCTGGGCGAATTTGCTCTTCTGATCCTTCGGCTTCTCCTCCTTCTGCTTGGCCTTGGATTCCGACTCTGATTTCGCGCTGACCTCCTGCTCGCCACCATCGCTCTCTTTGCTGGCGGTCACCTCATTTGAGGATTCCTGCTCAACCGAAGCAGACTCGTTATTATTTTGAGCCTGCTCCGCTGGCTGGCTGTCGATATCGACACCGGCATCGTGATCTCTGGCCAATGCGAGCATCGCGTCGGCGCTCATGTTTTCATCTGACATATTGTGCTTATACTCGTTTGCTGGCCCGCACAGACGCAGCAACCGCAACTTTGATCCTATGTGTTCGTGGCAGAATCCGGATCATCTTCCTGCCCCGTAATTGATTCTCGGTCGGCCATCATCTCGATGACCTTCACAAGACTGGCCTGACCCATTGCAAATCCCGAGGAGTATTGCAAATGGTTTCGGTCTGTTATAGCAGAAGCGTTCTGCATCAGAACCGTGTTCAGGAGAGCGTCCTTGAACTTCTTCCCGGTATCGCTCTTGAAAAAGCTATTAAGCGCGGTGGCGTCCTCCTTGGTCCACGGGAGCGGATCCACCCATCGCTGGTGCCGTGTGAATGTCCACGCGGCTCGGAGCTTGGCGAAGGTGCTGATCATTTCGCAGCTTTCTTACGACCCGCCGCCTGTCGCCGCATGAACTCCGCGGCCCCGAGCTTCTTGCGCCCGATGTATGCCGCGAGAGCCCGCGGATCATCCGCGCCCTCCTTCTTGAGTTGCGTTGCCAGTTTACTGAACTTCGATTGTTTCTTCATAAATTACCAAGCCTTACAGGACCAGTGCCTCGGGGTCGTCTTGTCCGTCGCCGTATCGCAATTATGCCGTGCGCGGAAGTTCTTCCGACGCTCCGGATCGTCCTTCTTGATCTCCATCTTCGGATCCCCGAAGCGAACCTTGATCACAGTCCCCTTGGGGTTGCGAACATAAACCGCCCGCTTCTTCGCCTCGCCCGGAGTGTAGAAAGGCTTGTTGAGCGTCACCTTCTTTCCCTGGTAGTCGGCCATATCAGGACTGGAATAGGGGTGATTCTTGGATGTCCTTCATGTTCTCAGGCTTGCGAACCTTCTGAACCCGGATTCTGGGCGCAACACCCTCCTCAAGCTGCTCCAAATTGGTAGCTACATGAGGAGTAGGAGCCGGAATCGCTGCTGGAACCGGCGGAGGCTGCACAACAATGGTAGTCATAGCGTGAAATTCACCGCACCAGTCAAATTCCAGCACAGTAGGCCAACAAGTGGGTCTACTGGTGGGCGGAAACCTCCGACAAGTGCTGTCAGAGGCCCGATATCGGCAATCTTTGCAGGTCATTTGTGTTCTTAAACAGGGGCTTGCGCCATCTCAGGGGGCGGAACCGGCAATTGCTGCTGCTGAGCAGCCAATAAGCCGCTTCCCTCCAAGAATTTCTGGATCTCCTTCCGCAGTTTCCGCGCCTCGTTCGTCGCCACCTGCTCGTAAGCCTGTAGCAGGCTGTCCAGACGCATCATAAACGCATTCTGGGCCGCCGGACTGAACTGCTGACCCTGCTGGATCGCCCCATTGAGGTACTGCATCAACACCCCAATACGGCCCGCGTAGTTCTGACCCTGCTTCGCAGGCACCGGAATGCCCACCAGCAGCGTCGGGATCGTCTTCGTCTCGTCCTCCAGCTCATCCTGCGCCTTCTGGCCCGGATCCCGGAGCAATCGCTTGATTAGTGACGGGTCATCCAGCTCCATAATGCTCTTGTCCAGCTCCACCTGATCCACCCAGGGACTGTTCATGAACAACTGCTTACGATTGATGGCCTGCTGCACCATCATCTGACGGCTCACCATGTCCATTCCACCCTTCGGCTCCAGCTCGTACTGGTCGTGCAGCGCGACCGGGTCCGCCTCCAGCGAATCCTCCGCAAACCG